ATTTGGCATTGTCATGTTCAGCAACCCCACTTGCGAAGAGCTTTGTTAACCCTGCTGTCAGGGTCGTGACGGTTCTTAAAATTCGTCATTTTCGCTCTCTGGCCTTCCATGCGAGCGCAGAACGATTTGTGACGAGGATTATCTTTGTCTTTGGTGGGGGCTTTCAATTCGCCGCCTGTCTCGTGATGATAAGACGCCCTACCGCGAGCGTTGAGACCACCAGAGGGTGACTGTCCTTCGGACCTTTGCCATGCGGGAGTCTTCATAGGAGCCACCTTCGTAAAAAGTGAACGGGGGGAATTTAATCCCCCCGCTTATATTAGTCGATTTCCATCGTGCTACGGCCCTTGGGTGCAGTACCCTTGTGAGCCGAAGACAATGGATTCGTGTCAGCGCCGACTTTTCCGCCAGACTTGCGAGCCTTACGGCCCGCATGGTGAGCGGTTTTGCCACCGTGGACCCAGCCAACGTGCTTGGCTTTGCCGCCGTGCTTACGCTCTTTGGCTTCCTTGACGACGTTTGAACCCGCACCAGCATACACTTCGCTAGGTGCCTTATCCTTGGCGACCATGCCGCCTGTTTTACGACCCTTCATGAAAGGCTCCTATTAAGTGTACTGACCATTGGTAAAGCCATTGATGGCTTGTGCATAAGTGACGATCAATTCGCCAACGCCTGCGGTGCCTGCGCTAGACTTTACATAGATCTTCACGTCTTGCGTGCTGCTTGTGTTGTTCCAGTTGGCAATCAATGAAGTTACAGGAACGATATACATGCCTTGAACCAAGCTTGCAGCAGCAATAGCTGAAGCAAGTTCGTTTGAAGTTGTAGTCGTACCAATGCTCAACGTGCCACCAGACCAACCTGTAGTTACAGCAACACGAATATCGATAATCTGGCTTTGAGCTGGAATAACGATAGTCGTTGCCGCTGCTGTAGCTGACTGTGTAATAGGCGCAATCTGCACCATGGCGCAGAAGCCTACATTCTGGGTTCCGCTATCCCCGCCGACCCCGGCAAGATTGCCGGAGCCGTCAGAGTTGAGGACATTCCCCGCCAGAACCGGGCCAGTAAATACTGTAGTACCCATCTGGGAGACTCCTTACGAAGTTGGGAACGAGCCGTAGATCGAACGCCAGTTATAATAACCAAACGAATAACGCTCGTAACCCTTAACAAGAAGGTTGTCAGTGACGAAATCGACTTGCATGTCGGTTTCGAACTTGACGCGCTCCATGTAAGCGAGACCAGCGATGTTCGTGAGGAGGAACCATGCGTAGGCTGAGGTCAAGAAGTCGTTGACCATGTAGCCTTCAGGCAAGCCACCAGCTGTTGACAAGATCGCATTCACGTCGTTGTCTGCAGTACCTGGGCGCAATTCGGTCTTTGTGAGACGAATTGCAACAGGTTCCAACTGCGGAGGAACGATGAGCTTGCGACCACGTGCGAAGATCTTGAGGCCCGCTTGATCTTTAAAGTTCGTACGGATTGCGATCATCGCGTTCAAGAGCGTTGCCTCGTTGAGGTCAACGTCTGTGGACGGCTTGTTAGCAACCGTGCCACCGTCGATCGGATGGTTCGTTGCGCAGAGAGCAACGCCGTCACCGCCGACTGCACCGTTATAGGTGGTAGCCGTGTTGAGCAGGTTCGCGCCGTAGATTTCCTTGGTCTGATGGAAAGATTCGATCAGGCCGAGGTTCGAAGGCTGGAACTGGGTCTTGTAGAGGTTGTCATCGATAGCTTTGCGAGTGATCGCGTAGCCGAGAGCAATTTCAGTGTGCTCTTGGTTGTACACGAAGCGCTCACCTGCGCCCGAATCGAAGGCAGTCTGACCACCTTCAGTCTTGAGCTGAGCAAGACCGAGGTAGCGCATTTCTGCCGTACGTTCGAGAGCGAGCTTCGAATCGTATTTCGTGAAGATCCGGTCGTATTGCGACGGGATCATTTCATACTTGCCTTCAACGCCGCGAAGTCCGGGGAGCAGAAGGTCTTTAATCTGTGAGAGATTAACAGCCATTGAAGTCTACTCCTTAAGCGTTGATGCTAGCAGGGCCAGCACCGTTAGTACGCCATTGTTCATTATTGAACCCGACGATAACGTTGCAGTACTGCGTGGTAGGATCACCGCCATTACCGAAGCCGATTGCGTAATCGACGACGATGAAGGGCGAAGTGACTGTCGTGCTGACGGCATTGAGATATGCGCCTGAACGACCTGTCGAAGTATTGCCAGAGCCAAGAGCAAAAGTTGCATATTGACCTTGGATACCTGAGGTCATCGTGGTTGCCGAGCCAGTCATCGGAGCACCAGCAAAGCTGGTTTGAACGACGAAACGAGCATTCGGATCATCAATGACATAAGCCTCAACGTCACCCGTTGCGCCCGAACCGGGCCAGTAGGGAGACCAAACAGTACGATTGAGAGCTGTGCTGAGATATTTGCAACCAACAAAGATACCAGCGATCGGCTGTGCGCCGTTTGCCGCTGAGACGATGTAACCAGTTGCAGCACCTGTTCCAGCGACTGGAGTTACCGGATCGCCAGTATAAATGGCCGTTGAGGCCGAAGAAGCAATACGACGAGTGGACTGAGCGAACGTCGGTGCGCCGCCAGCCCCACCAAAGTATTGCAGGAAACCGTAATAGGCAGCAGTATTCGCCATGACGGGGCTCCTTGATGAGGGGAGGTCCTGTCATCGCACCGAGCGATTAAGGAACCGATGATTTTTATCCTCTCGCACCGGGGAGAGGGATGTTCTGCCCCAGATTACTCTGGGACAGGAATCGGTTCGTAGCCTTTCTTGATGGTCGGACGAGCGTTTGCATGGTCCCGAGTCATCGTTCCGTCAGGTGTAGAAGAGAGCTGTTGCTCTTTCTGCCTAACTTGGCCACGAGCTTTACGCAGTTCAACATCGCGAGCTTCTTCTGTCAATTCCTTTGGACGCTCCATCAGAATCATACCGTCGCGTTCGATAGTATTATACCCTTTTCCAGCAGGCATCATATGCGGATGACGCTCCAGAGGAACGGGCTCCCAACCACGACGCATAAGTTCGACTTCATACGCGGGGTCTGGCTGACCCATCACGAGCTTTCTCTTCCACTCGTATGTCCATCCTTCGGGTATCTCGGATGCTGAGACGCGGAAGCGGTCCTCTCCTTCGTCTAGACCAGCACCTCCGAGATTTTCGCGGATTTGCGCGGCACGTGCACGAGCGCGAGCGACGGGGTCGTCACGCATTTCGCTACGCATTGGGGGCCGCAAAGCATTTTCAGACGTTTCTACAGGCTTCTTAGACATTTCTCGTACCTTTCAATTAGTTCAGCTTGCCCGATTTTTGCAAATCGAGCTTGTTCTTGGCATATTCTTGATATGTCATACCCATCATGTCGGCTATTTCGCGTTCCGCTTCGCTTAGTCGAACCACGTTCGGACGGCTAGAGCCATTCGTAGAGGCCATTTTTGATACTGGAGCGGGCGGTGGAGCAGTCGAGCGACCACCTGAAGGTGCTTGAAGAGACTCTGAGGGTTCTTCTTTGGCCTTTGTAGATATATCGAGGACATTTTCGATGAATTGGAAATACTCCGGAGTATCCGCAACAATACCTTTGCCCATTGCTAGACTATGCGCACCAATCATTTGTTGATTCAGACGAGGGTCTGTAACATATTCTGGATGCTGTCTGATCCATTTTCCGGATTGCGGAGATAGTCTTGTGGCAAATTCTTCAACCGGGTCATTATACTTTACGGGTTCTACCTTAGGTCTTTTTTCAAGCTCGACCTTGCCGTCTTCAAGCTTCATAAGCTTCGTAGCATTCAGAGACATTTGCTCTTGTATCTCTGCGGCCTTTTCGTAGTTATTCGAAGCCAACGCGGACGTGTAATTAGACTTTAGAATAGCCGCGTCGCGTTTTAGAGTGTCAATCGCACTATTGATGAGGTGCAAATTGGTCTCTTCGACTTCGCTGCGGGCCGTTGTGGCTACATTCTGAAATTCTCTTGCGCGTTGTTCGGCCTCTCTGCGAGCCTTTTGCTCTTCTTCAAGACGCGATTTAAGCTCGGCAATAGCGTCGTCGAGCTTGATCTCTGGTTCTTTTGGTGCCTCTTTGGGGGCCTCTTCTACGATCTCAATATCGGGTTTCTTATCTTCCGATTTCTTGTCTTCCAATTCGATTTCTACGTCAGACATCAGTTAGCCTTTCCATTGGGAATGGATCAAAATTTTACCACACAACATCCGGAGTAGGAATTTTACCCTTGATGCTAATATCGCTGAGCACTCGGCAAGGGTGTCCGTTGATCTCTAACTGCCATCCGTCAGACGGTCGGAAGATTACCCAATCGCCGATTTTAACATTCACGCCTTTAAACCATTCATCGTCACCTTGGAACGCAACAGGACCTATCTTGACGATCAGGCCGACTTTGCCTTGCCACTTGTCTTCATCACGGGCACGATCGGTATAAATAATGCCGCCCGCTGACTTCTCGGGACGCATATAAATGGCAACCAATACCTGATTATTAAACAAGTCGATTTTACTAATATCCCCGACGGCTTCCTGAACGGTTTTCTTCGGGTCCACTGTATGAGTCATTCTACGAGCGCTCATGTTACTTCTCCTCTACACCATAAACGATTTTTCGAGATTCATCCAATAATTCCATGGCACGATTCATGCCAGCAATCTTGCCAGCCATATATTTGTATTGCTCCCAGTTCGGTAAAGAACCGTAAGCCATCACGTCCATAACTTCTTGGATTTCTGTACGTATGAGTTTCTGAAACTCAAGCGACATACGGTCGCTAATTGTCTGTACCATGTCATCGTCCCTCTACGACGCCCTCTATGATGAAAGCTCTGGGGTGGTCAGTAGAGGGAAACCAACCACCCCGGCCTCAGCGGGGTTACCCGCGAGCTGAGCCGTACGCTTTAATCTTCTGCAAACGACCCAGACCACCGCCTGAAGCGTTGTCGATGACGTGAATCGGCTTTGCAGAGTCTTCCACCTTACCGCCGTGTTTACGACCAATCGGTGGACGAAGTCCCATAGGAGCCCCACCGCCCATTGGCGCACCACCCATAGGAGCGGGTGCAGGCGTGGGCATCGGTGCAGGCATAGGAGCTGGCATCGGACGTGCGGGCATTGGCATTGGCGGACGGTTCATAGAATCGTCTTTAGAATGCGGAGCAATCATGATATTGATATGCGTCTTTGCCCCTTTAGAGCCTTTCGTACGACCGCCTGATTTGCGAGCCATACGACCGCTCTTACCTTCGGCAGCGCCACCCCAGCATTTCTTGCAGCGGCAATCGTCACCGTGGTCATGGTGACCCATCTTTACCTTGCCGCCACTCTTGTGGGGCAAATGCTTTGCCTCATCTGGATAATCAGCCGATTTTGTCGGTGCTGCAGGACGCGAATCCGCATCGAGATCACGCTTCCACGGTGCTTTGCTTGCAGGCACCATACCGCCCTGTGGCGGGATGTTGGTCGGCGTACGATCTTGCGTCATCGCAGCGCCCTTA